GTTATTATTTTTATTCATTATTATTCAGGCATTGGTTCACTCCANGNTGATGTTGCCATTAATTCTAAACACTCTTGGTGGTTCATTTTATCACCTACTATTGGTAATGCTCCACTTGTTACATAACTTGGTTCTGTAATGTAGCTTAATAAACCTTGTGTGTTTGCTAAGTTTCTACGCATTGTTTGCGCAGATGTTTGATTTACTTGCGAGTAATCTACTTTGCTTGTTTCTGTTAATTCTATTACTATGTATGTTGCCATTTTTTTTTTATTTTAATATTATGTTGGTACTGATGTTGATTCTGCTGTTACACTCATATTGTAAGATACTGCATTTGATGAACTATACGGTGCATCTCCTGTTTTATTTGTTCCACTTGACATTCCCGAAGATGTTCCACTTCCTGTTGCTCCTACTCCGTCAACTAAATCTGCTTGTGTCATATTGGCCGATGTTCCGTTTGAAGTTCCTATTTCATCCAATACTGTCCAGTTTGTACCGTCAAATGATGAATTTACTGCTCCTAATCTCCACCAAGCTACAGGAGTTACTGCAAAGGTGTTTAAGTCAAAAGGTTTTGCTTCGTTATAAAGTGTTTTTACTTGTGCTGCTGATAATGCTAAATTAAATACTGATACATTACTAATTTTACCAAGAAAAGGAATATCTATAGTTGACCCTCTTGCGCCTATCTGAAAGTTTGTGGTGTTTGAACTACTTCCAGTAAAAGAATCTGTAACTTCTATTGTATCCAAGCTTCCGTCAATATATATTTTAGCACCTGAAACATTACCGCTGCCGTCATATGTGATTAGTATATTATGCCAATTTCCATCATTTACACTTAAAGAAGTTTTAACTTCTAAGTAATCTGTACCTCCAGCACTTATATAAAAATGTATTTTTGAGGTTATGCTAAACAAAGAATATCCAGGTTGACCATTATTAGCTTTAGCCAATATACAAATAGAACTGCCTGAAGTATACTTTACCCAAGTAGATATACTAAAAGCAGAAGAACCACTTTGGTTTAAATTATTTCCACAATTTATATAGTCATTTGCTCCATCGAAATCTAAAGCAAAACTGTCATAAGGTGCATTTATAATTAAATCACTTTGCACAAGGTTTGCAGCAGTCATTCCTGAAGATGTGCCTGTGTTTGAATTACTTGAAGCATCTGGAATACTCCAATTAGAGCCATCAAAAGTTGCTGATGCGTCTAATTCCCACCAAGCTTGTAAGTTGCTATAAGAAGCTATATTAGGCGGTGTACCGTAGTTATATAAAGAAGCTACTGATTCTGTTCCCGTTGCTGGTAATGACGTGTTAAATACTGATACATTTGATAATGACCCATTAAAGTTGTAAGCATCAGGAGCATAACTACCTATTTGGTTTTTTGTTGTAGATGCAAAACCAGAATTTAACAAAGTTCCAGTAGTGCTTAGAGGCGCCCCATCTAAATAAATAATAACACCATTTGTAGTAGTTAAACCATCCGTTGTAAAAGCAATATGATGCCAATTACCATCCGCTGTTGTAACTGTATTATCTATATTGTTATTTCCACCTGAACCATCAATAATTTTTAATCTTAACGCAGTACCTGTTATTCTAAGAAAGCTTTTAGCTGTAGTAGAATCAATTCCATTCCATATCACTTGAGGATTAACTGTATCGCTTGTTTTAAACCAACAAGAAAAACTAAATCCTCCACTTGTAATAATAGGGGCGCTTGTTTCTATTCTGTCATCTGTTCCATCAAAATCAAAAACATAATCTTGCTCTGCTCCATTACTTGCTAAAAACTCCCCGTTAAAAGCTGCATTTCCAAGTGGGTAATATGCAACAGGTTTTCTTCCGTTTGTTATTGCCATAGGGTTACCAATAGCTGAACCTGTTCCGTATAGTTCTGTTACTTGTGAAGATGTAAGTGAGTAATCAAAAAGTGAAACCTCTGTAATTTTGCCATTCCAATAAGCAGCAGCAGAATATGCTAATTTACCAATTACTAAATTAGTTGTAAATGTAGGTGTTAAAGTATCAATAGTTCCACTTATTGAACTTGTAGAAAGTAATGAACCATTTAAATAAACTTTATATCTATCAGAAGCTGATTCACTTCCGTTATATGATACTACTAAATTATACCATTGGCCTGTTGCTATATGTCCGTTGTATCTAAAATACTTTATATTTGAACCTCCATATACAATTAAGTCACCTTGATAAAGTTGAACACCCCACAATTCACTTGATGAACTACCAATATTAATTAAAAATTTATCAGCACCAGCAACTGTATCTGTTGTAAACCAAGTAGAAATACTAAAATTAGAAACTTCATTTAAATAAGTTGCTGCACTATCTATTGAACTTGTTACAAAATCTAAAGAATAGTTAGACACTCTATTTGCTTCTGCATTTGCGTTGGTTGGCATTAACCAACTATTAGATATAAATTCTGTTGCCATATTTTTTTTAATTAATCATTTTTAATCTGCCATTATTATTCACCCATACGATACCACGCTGTAGGATCTGAAGCATTAGTCAATTCATCTAAATCGTTAGGAACACCAGTATTATAAATCTCCGTTACTGCTGCTGAACTTAGAACACTATTCCAAACTGCTACTTCATCAATTAAACCTTCAAAATATTTAGGCCCAGCTGCTGCTGGAGAGCCACCTATACTTAATGGTGTTGTCATATTTATATTTCTACTGGTTATAAAAGAAGTTGTATCACTTCCAAAAGCATTTGTAAAAGTTTGTGCAGTTCCATCTATGTAACAATAAGTATGTTTAGTTGTGTTGTTAAAAGTCCACAAAATATGATGCCACCCAGTACCTTCTAAATTAACGCTTTGAGCAGTCCAAGTAGCATAAGTTGTATCTGTTGAGTCATATCCTTGTAAACCTGCGTGTAAATTTGGCCTTTTATATAAAGTTCCTAAACTTTGATTTACAGCATTTCCAGCTTTCAAATAAAATGGACTAAAATATTGATTTGCACTATATGAACTTCCATTAGCATTTAACCAATAACTAATTGTAATATTAGAGCTACTCATATCTAAATCACTTGTAAAGTAGTCATCCACCCCATCGAAAGAAAAGCTTCTTGTACTTGCAAACGGTGCAGCAGTAATGCCTACTGTTTGTTCTGCAAATGTTGTATCAGGTAATGTGTATCTTATTGTATAAGAATTAATAGTTGAAGTTGAAAGTGTTATTTCACCTGTAGAAGCGTTTAAACTTAAACCTGAAGGTGTAGCAGTAAACGTACCGCCAGCATCACCAGTTATTGTTGGTGTAGGATTGCTTCCATTTTGTGCAAAGCTATCAGCAGAATAGCTAAAAGAAGCATCTGTACAGTTAGCTATTGATTTATAAGATGATCCCCATCCTATAGTATTATCACAAACACCAACACCCCAATTAGAACTTTCATATATTTTACCAAAACCTGACATATTCTTTTTTATTTAAATTTTATAATACCCATCCACCAAAATTAGCAACCGTATCAGGATCAATATCACCATTTGAATTACTATTTTATTCTGGGAATAAATTAGTGTTAAAACAAATGTAATCAATGAAACGATTGGTGTAGTGCTGAGCCGTTGTGCGTGAATTTGAAATTAAGTAATCAACTCTATCTTTATCTAATGCAGTTGCATTTTCAGGATTGTGTGTGTATATTCCACCATTAGTTATATTAACACCAGCATAAGGTAAATACTCAACCATTGCCCAGTAGATCAACATATCCTTAACGTAATCTTTTACTAAATTAAAATAGTTAGGATTTAACAATTCAGTTAATTCACCATCTCTAATAAGCTTTTCAATCTTTTCGTATAAGTCCGTTCCTAAGTAGTTCTGTATATGAATATCCTGAGCCAAACGTATATACGGTACAAATTTATCTGGATCGAGGTTACCATTTGCGCTTGTGAACGTTACGAGGTCTTGTCTTGTTATGAATAATGCTTTTGCCATATCTTAATTATTGACCTAAATTGAAATCAAAATCTTCAATGTCGCCACTTAAATCCATCAAATCTGCTGTTGCACTTTCTAATTTATTATAATCTTTTATTGAACTTGAATTAACCCCTAATTCATTAGCTATTTTTTCAGCTTTTGATAAAGTGTTTTCAGCTTTAGAAATTAATTTTTCACTCTTTTTAACGCTTTGACTTCCTGAACTTCTGACTTTAAGTGCAGTTTTTTCAGCTTTAGCAAATTCTGATTTTGCATTTTCAAAAGTTTTTAAAGTTGCTTTAGCATCTGAAATAGCTGCTTGTACTTGCGACATTGAATTTTTAATATCATCAGCAACTGATAATTCAACTTTATGTGTACCTAATTCTGTTTTATTTGAATTTAGTTTGTTATATACTGTTTCTATTGTTTTCATTTTTTATTTTTTATTTATTTAACTCCTGGATAATGTCCGTTATTAGGCATATTTCTTGGTGCTTTTTTTGCATCTCTATACCCTTTTGGTTCTGCTTCATATGATTTAGGTATTTTCTTTACATTTTTATAATCTTCTAAATCATTACTTCCTTTTTTACCCTCAAGTGCTGCTTCTGTTTTCATTTTATATAAAACCTCTCTCCACTTATGCCTACACCATACACCACCCTTGAATTTAAACAAATCAAATGGCTTTTGTTTATGCATAGGTAATTGTAAAGCTTTATATTTTTGTTTACTCCAATTTTTACTTGCTGCATCAATATCTTCAACCCTATATACTACACCCCTTCTACTTCGGTTCATCATTTCTTTACAAAATAATCTCGATTTACCACCAGAACCTTGAGCAGTTCCAACATCATATTTATATCTTACTTTATAATAAGATTTATCTAATACAGAAAAACCATCAGGATTGTTTTTTAACGGTGTATCACTTTTAACTGCTTTTACTAAATCAGTTTTAATTAAAGTATTTGCCCATTCTTCAACACTTTCATTTTTTTCATCGTAATCTCTTTCTGCTACAATTTCAAATTCTTCATTCATTACTTCACCACCTAAATCATCAAGTATTAAATTAAATTCTTCATCGCTTAAATCTTCTTTATTTTCTTTTTTACTTAGTTTAGATTTATTTATTATTTCTTCAATTTGTTCGTATTCATCTTCTTCTTTGAAATCTTGATCTTCTACATCAATACCAGTTTCTTCTTCAATTACCTCAGCATCCATATCTTTATCTATTTCAATGAATTCTAAAGGTTCAATAGTTTGAAAATAAAGATTTAATGAAATATCATTAACTGCAAACATTTCATCTAATGCATCTATCAATAATTCTTGGTAAGGTTTAATAACTACGTTATCAAATAATAATGAAGCGTTTTTAATTTCATCAGCATTTGATGAAAAGCCATTAGCTGAGTTTAAACCGATTAAAATAGGTGAAGTTACACGATGTGTTACCATTATCTTTTTAGAGCATTCTTCGCTTAGATATTGATAGTGTGCTGGTGCATCATTTAAAGGAACATCATCAATAGTTGTTTTACTTTCTGCATCGTTGTTAAATGCGATAATTACCTTTTCTCCGTGACTTCCTGTGAGTTTTGACATCACATCATTTTTGATGCTTAATTGTTTTTCTCGGTCAGGAACCCCATTGTTAAAATTCAAAATTTTAGTCCCCGAAAAACCAGCTTTGCAATCATTTATGAGGTACTCTGCAATTTGTTTTTCAAGTTCTGCATACGAAATTTGATAATCACATGGACTGTAGTAATAAAAACCTGTGACATACCTTCTAACAATAAATATTTCATTCTGCGCACCTGAACCAAATACAGGAAATTTTTTTAGCTTAGTATTTCTTGTAACTTCCTTCCAATCAGCACTATAATAATAAGCTTCAATATCACCTTCTTCATTGCATTTTTCAGCTCTTAACGTTTCTCTTGGAAAATGTGTAATGCTTTTTATTTTATTACCTTGATACGTTACTTGAAATGCGCCTTCACCTAACAACTTTAAATCTTGGCATACTCTACGTAAATCTTTCTTTTTCAAGATTGATTTCATATTAGCGTATTCTTCAGGTTTTTTATGGCTATCAGTAGCGTCTAAACCTTTACCATAGATTCTATCTACTATACCGTTTATTACTGCATTGTTAGTAGTTGAATCCATAAACGCATCTATCAAAGATTGATAGTCATCGTTGTTTTCACCAATGCCGATCCAATCCCTGTTTTTTTCTTCAGTAATAACTGGCCTTTGGTATTCGTTTAATTGTATTAAATGTAAATTATCCATCTAAATATTTATTTAA